ATTGCCGAACCAGCGCCAAAGGTGCCAGCCAATGCCGGGCTCTGAATAAAGTTCCAGGCTTTTGTAACGATGTTGTATCTGTTCAGCACCGTGGCACTGACCAAGTTGTAGACAAACGGATTGCGTGATACCCCAGAGCGCAAGTCAGATACAACCGAGGTAGCCGCAGCGCTGGCATTAGGTGCGGGGGCGACTTGCGCCCACATCAGTCGGTCAATGACTTTTTTAAACGTATTTGCCATTATGTAATCCTTGCTCTAACTGCCGCCTGCCATGCAGCCATGTTGCCGCCGTTGACCAATATCTGAGCTTGAACGCCGCCGATTAGCGTCTGGTTAGCTACGTTGCTGACCGTGCCAACCGTAGTGACCGTAGTGACTGTTCCTGACTCAATGATAGCCGTCTGCCTTGCCCGTTGTAACGATTTGTCGTAGCCCATCGGTGCGTTCAAATAGTTCAGCATCCGAGTCAACAGCAGAATCATGCTTTGCTGCGTTTCGGCACTGGTAGCGTCCAGAACCGGGAGTGGGGTAGCCCGCAACTGCGCGTCGGTCAGGCCCGCAGCTTGAATGGTGCCGGTCGGGGTGTAAACCGCGTTCGTGTTTAGATTGAAGTAGGTGACTGCTGTACCGTTGTCACGACCTACAAACAACGCACCCGTATTGTCGGTCAAAAGTACGTCGGCCAACAAACTTCCGCCGCCACCACCGCCGCTAGTTGTGGGCAATGGATTTAGGTCGGTAATGGGTGCGCCATCTGCGCTATTTAGCTTTACCGACTCAGCAATTGCGCCACTGATTTGCATAATTTACGCCAAAAAGCGAAGTTTATAGAGGGTGGTCAGGTACAGTTCAACGATATTATCTATCAGTTGCTGCAACGTAGAGTCAGACTTGTCGCACACATCGTATCGACCCTTTTCGATCTCTGCAAGTTGGTCTTGCAGGAACTCAATGATATTGGTCGTCTTCTTGGCAGCGGGAATAGCAATGGGGCCAATCAAACCATTTCGGCCCTGGTAGGCTTCCGCAAACGCATCCGCCACATCAATTACGCTGTCGTAAAACGTCTGCAAAGCAACGTGTTTGGAGTAGCTGCGGGTGTTTAAATGCACCGAATGGGCCACGTTACGGCCTAAAAACAGTATGCCCATCAGTTGCGCGGCAGTCATTGCATGGCTCCTTCAACGTCCATCTGCTGCTCTGGCATATCCGGCATTTGACCGCCTTGCGATTCCATTGCCGCAGCAACCACACCCATAGCAATGTCTTGAATCTGCTGCTCAGTCATACCGGCCTGCACCGCACTGATGCGCTTGGTTTCAGCATCGTATGCCTTGACCTCAGCCTCAAATTCTTTGACCTTCAGCGTCTGCGCTTCCATTGACTGCTGGACGTTTTGCAGCATTTCTTGCATCTGCTGCATTTCCTGACCCATAGCCTGCATCTGCATATTGGCGGCTTGCAGGGCTGGGTCGTTGTCATCGCCCATGAGTTTGGGGTCGATGGTCTTAGCCAGCCGTTTAGCCAACTCATCAGCACCAGGCCAGTCCATGTTCTTGACAAACAAGTCACCAGCCACAGCCCACAGTTGCGGGTTGCCTTGCAGCAGGTTTGACATTTCTTCCCGAGTCTCCACCCGTTTGGTGCTGTAGCTTGGGCCGGTAGTCACCACCACATCGTACTTGCCGACGTTGGGGTTGTAAATCTTGTCGATCTCAATGCCCTGCTGATTGACAATCCGCTTGACCGGTTCCGGTTGCGATGGGTCAATCTTTGCCATGTCGGTAACGCCATCCTCGCCAATAATCCGAGCCACCCGCTGGGTGTCGTAGATTTTGGGAATCATATCCACCAGTTGGCGAGTCACATAGCGAATGGCCCGAGCCAAGTTATCAACATAGTGGTAAGTGCCAACGTCACCTTCGCGCTGCCGGGCAAGAATGGCTTTGCCGCTGCGCTCATTGCCGCTCATGCCCAAACTAGCGTTGTATTGCCCGGTCGCCGCTTTGATGTCTTCAGACGCACCAGATTTGGCTTGCAAAAGGCCGCTAGACGCCATTGGTGGCTGGGCGCGTTGGGGTAGTGGCAGAGTTGCACCAGCGCCGTCTGTAACGTCTGGATTAACCTCCAGATACGGCCAGTTGGTGGTGTTGGCAGTCTTCCACTGCAACTCATACCCTTCAAACTGCCCACCGTAGCCAATAAACGGGGCTTTGGGTGCCAAGGCCAGCATCTCAGCCTCTTGGCTCACCCAATAGTTGTACATCCGCTGGGCGTCCTTGGCATTACGCACCAGACCGGAGACATAAATCTGCCCGTCAACCTCAAACTCATTGCCAACCACGCGCACGATGGGAATGTACTTTCCAGCCCAATCGCGCTTCTCCAGCACCTCGTAACCGTTGGTTTTGACCCAGCAAACCTTCTGCCGCTGCACAACCCGGTTCTTTAGCGGCTTGCCGTAGAGTGCCTTCAGTTGCTTGTCATCAGGCGTGTTGTTGAACGCCGTGATGTTGTTGGGGTACAGGTTCAGCGTCTCAGGCTTGTACTCTACGTAGAAATACTCAGCAATCCGAACCGTCTCGTCCCGCAGCCATTGCGTCAAGTCTTGGTCGCCAATGCCAAGGGACTGCAAACTGCTAATCGGCGCGGCATCTGGGTACAGGCGCTCGTACTCGTCCTTGGGTACGTCCTCCGTGACAAAGCACCACCGCGCATCCGCACCGCATGGGTCTTGGATAGCGGGATCCATGAACACCGAGAATGAATTACGAACCCGGCCAATCTTCAGGTCTTGGTCAAAGCTGTTCTCGTCGCAATACTCAGTCAAAACACGTATGTAGCCTTCACCGTAGGTAACCTGGTTTTCGCAAGCCGTGTCGTAGGCCGTGTCGGCGTCACTGATGTACTCAATGTGCCGCACGATGCCGTTGAAAATTTCCGCCATCTCCGTATTGCCAATCTCGTCGGCAGGAATAACCTTACCGCTTGGGCGGTTGTGGCGCTGGTCGTTGGTGACTTGCCGAACGTGCTGCGGCAGCTTGTTAATGGTCAGGCAGGGACGGGCGTTTATGGTCTGCCCTTGGACAGCGCCGCGAGTCGCCAGTACGTCAGCAGGCCACTGCCACTGATTGTCCGGGCTACCCGCCATAAACCGCAAGTCATCCAGTTCGTTGCTGCGCGAGTCGCTGTAGGCATCCACCGCCATAGTGAGGCGTGAACGCATTGTCGCTAACATATCGCGCTGGTCGTCCTGATCGCCCGGCCCCCCGCCAACATTGGCAATCTGACCGACCTTGTTAATGCCCGTGTAGTCAGCCATCACTTTTTCTTAGCCGAATCTTTGAAATCTTTGGCAGTAGGCGCTGCCTTGCTGCCAACCTTGTTCATTTTTTCGCCAGAGCCAGCTTTGATGCGCTCCTGCTTGGCGTGAATGTTGGCGTATAGGCCGGGTTTGCTTGTTTTCATGATCCCATCCATCCAGTTGATACCGCCGAATAGTCAGAGTACCTGCGAGGGGTTGCCTCACGATACTCCCGATGCGCCACAGGAAAAGCAAACGTCACACAGATCGCATCCGCAGCATCTGGACTGGCTAAACCCCGTGCTTTCATCTCTTTCTTGCTCTCCAAGAAGATCGTACCCCGTGAATCAGGCTTCATCAAGGGCGAAATCAGGTCTGTCTTTAAAAACCTATCGTGCGGAATACTAGCAGATTTCAACCACGCTTTCATATCCCCCCACATCTGCGCCCTCATATTTCCATACATTATCGGGTTTTTTGACTTGTTTCCAAAGTTCACACCCTTGATCTTGTACCGCTGCTCCTTGAGCCTATCCACAATCCCCGCCCCCAACCCACCCTCATCAATTACCACCAGCGCAGGCTTGTACTCCTCAATCGCCTCAATGATATGCCCCACTACCGTCATGGTGTCATCGCCCCGGTACTTCTTAATCGCCACAATATCCCGCCCCTGCCGCACTGCAATCACAGTCGCATCCGCCCCAAACCGCGCTGGGTCTACACCAATAATGATTGGGGCCGTTCCATCCTTGTACTTAGGCCGCTTCATCGCCTCGTCGACTACGTCCGACGGTATAAACTGGTCATCCCCCGCCCGTGGGAACTCACCATACACCTCAACGTGCGCCTGGGCGCTGTCCGGCCCGTACTCCGCAATGATCCGCTCATAAACCGCCTTGTCCGTCCCCTCCACCGTCCGCGCATCCACCACCTTAGTCGCCCAAAAGTCCCTTTTTGAGTGAAAAGTCTCGTAAAAGTACCCCGTGTTGCGCCGTGGGTTAGAAAACGCCAGCCAAAAACGATTTGGCGTGTTTTCCGTGAAGAATCCACCAGTGACCGACCAGATCGAGTCATCAATACCACTCGCTTCGTCAAAAATCACCAGCACACCGTCAAAATTGTGCACACCAGCATAAGCATCCGGGTTTTCAGCACTCCAAAGCCGACCCTCCACCGCCCAATAGCGCGTACCCTTCTTCAAATCCTGCTCCACCAGGTCAGTCAACCACTTAGCAGGCGCTACCTTTGTCGCACTAACCTCAAACCAGTGCGAATTTAACCCCATAGCCAGCCATTTTGTAATCTCCGCCCAAGTAATTGAGCGTAACTGGTTCTCGCTATTCGCCGAAATAATGGTTGTCGAGCCAATACGAGTTGACACCATCCATATAGTCAGCCATGACACTAATGCCGATTTACCAATACCACGCCCAGAAGATATTGCTTCTTGCAGTACCGAGTAGTCTACTTTGCCATTATTCTTTGCAATATGGTCAGTAATATCTTGCAATACCTCACGTTGCCATTTACGTGGACCAGAGAAATACTCCAGTGGAGTACCTTTAACTCCCCAAGGAAATAGATACTTAACAAAAGCCAGGGGATTATCTTTTAATGCAGGACTCCAAAGTACCGCCATTAACTCCTGCTCATCTTCTGGTTTATATATTGTGGTTTGCATATTATTAATGCCGCGAGGCAATTGGGTAAATATATATTAAAAAAAATTGTTCGTGAACGCTCCGTAGCCGTGACCACCCAGCGCTCGGCCCTCCCCCCTACCCTTCAGCATCGTCATCATGCACATCATGCACAGGCGATGCACTGAGGCGCGGTGTAACGTCCACTACGTCAACAAGGCGCGCTTGGGCAGCGGC